CTTGGTGGAGGCCATGCGTCTCGGGGATCCGGGCCGGAATTGGGGGATGGACATAAAGGACGGCTACTCCCCCTCCTACTTCAACTCCAAGGGCATCTCCGCCTACTCCATCCTTCCCATCAAGCGTGGCGATCTGTTCGTGGGTTTCATCATCCTTGAATGGTTTGATGCGGAGAAGACACCGTCAAAGGCAACACCCTTGGAGGACATCTTCACGCAGTCGAGGGACTACATTGAACTTGAACTTGCGTTGAGGTGATACATGGCGAAGATTCCGAACACCTCCATCGACCTTGACATCAACTTCGACCGCAATCCGTTGTCGGGAGATGTTGCACTCCGTAAGGATGAGGAGGCGATCAAGCGTTCGATCAGAAACCTCATCCTTCTGCGAGGGAATGAGAAGCCTTTCCATCCCGAGATCAACTCGGGGATACAGGACATGCTCTTTGAACTCATAGATCCCATCACGGTCGTGGAGGCTAAGAAGAGGATCTCCGACATGATAAGAAACTACGAGCCTCGGGTGGCGAGTGCCGTGGTGGATGTCGCCGATGTCATAGACAGGAACGAGATCCGCATAAGCATAAGGTTCACTATCAAGAATGTGCAGAGGGTCTTCTCGACCACAATTGCACTAGCGAGGCTCCGATGAGAAACACTTCAAATACTCCAATTGATACGCTCGGCTTCGATGAGATCAAGAACAACCTGAAGGAGTTCCTTCGTGGTCAGGAGCAGTTCAAGGACTACGACTTCGAGGGTTCCGCACTCTCCGTCATCCTAGACCTCCTCGCATACAACACTCACTATCAGGCGTTCTATGCGAACATGGTGGCAAGCGAGTCCTTCCTCGACTCGGCGGTCTTGCGCCAGTCGGTGGTCAGCCTCGCCAAGCACCTCAACTACACACCGAGGAGCAAGAAGGCGGCTCGGCTCCTTGTGGATGTGATTATGACTCCTGGGCAGATAGGCAATTCCTTCACGGACAGCGTCATACAGGGCAAGCAGTACATCGAAAGGGGCACGATCTTCCGAGGCAAGGACATGGAAGGCAAGAGTGTCAACTTCGTCACCCTCGACACCTACAAGGCGGTGAGGCGTGACGGCGAGAACATCGTGCAGGATGTCACCATCCATCAGGGCTACCTGAAGTCCATCTCCTTCGTCGCCAACACGCAGGGGGGCACGGAGGCGACATTCACCATCCCCGACAAGAACATCGACATCGACACGATCTCCGTGTTTGTGCAGAGGTCGCAGACCGACAGCACGGGATCGCAGCAGGTATGGACGAGGGCTACGGACATCAACAAGTTGAACTCGACATCGACGGCGTTCTTCGTGCAGGAGAACCGTGACGGTCTGTGGGAGATCTACTTCGGCGATGGGTTCGTGGGCAGGGTGGTCGAGAACGGAAACATCGTCAGCATCCGATACCTCGTCACGAACGGCAGCACGGGCAACGGGATCGGATTCGACGAGACCACCGTGAAGAGGGCGATCACCTGCAACGACTCCCGTGTGACGGATGGCGGCGAGGTCAGGATCAGCACCGATGCCAACGGCAAGGTACAGATCTCTTTCGGAGGAGAGGACAGCGAGGATACGGAGTCGATTAGGTTCTACGCCCCAAGGAACTTTCAGGCTCAGGACAGGGCGGTGACCGCCGACGACTACAAGGCGATCCTCGGTCGTGAATACGCTCAACGGGCAGACTCCTTCTTCATATGGGGGGGCGAGGAGGCGGATCCCCCACAGTACGGAAAGGTGTTCATCAGCATCAAACCGAGGGTCGGGTCGAGGCTGTCCATGGCGGAGAAGCAAGCGATTGAGAAGAGCATCCTCGGGGAGAGGAACCTCGTGACGATCACACCCGAAGTGGTGGATCCCGACCTCCTCTATGTCAATCCGTCCGTCATGGTCTACTACGACGAGAGCAAGACCACCCTCAACAAGACGGGCGTGGAGTCGAGGGTCACCGACCTCATCAAGGCGTTCTCTTCCTCGTACCTTGGTCTTTTCCAAAGGAACTTCAGGATGTCGAAGTTCACCTCGACCATCGACGGTGCGTCTCCTGCGATCAACTCCAACACCACGGAGATCACATTCAGCAAGAGGATCGAACTCAATCTCGGCAGGTCTGCTCCCTACACGATAAAGTTCGACAATCCGCTGCTGCACCCCATCGACGGATATACCCCCATCCTCTCAAGCGACCTGTTTGGCTACATCGACAGCACATCGTCGGCGACCAACAAGCCCACGGTGGACTGCTTTCTGGATGACGATGGATACGGGAATGTGAGGATATACAAGCAGGTCGGAAGCACGAAGGTTTACCTCAGTCGAAACTCGGGGACTGTGGACTACTCGAAGGGAACGATCTTCCTCCGAAACTTCAAGCCCGAGTACCTTGATGGCGGGAAGACCGAGTTCGTCGTAAACGGCGTTCCGAGGAACAAGGATATCTTCGCAAGGAGGAATCAGATCGTAGTGATCGACGATGTGGGGATCTTGGTTACCGCCATCCCTGAGAAGACCGTGATAGATAGAGGTGCGAGCGACTCCGCTTTCAATCGGTGAGCGTGTCCCCGAGGGCGATTATGAGCATTGAAGGCGACCGCCAACTATCGCAGTTCGTTCCCGACAGGCTTCCTGAGTTTGTCAGGGTCGATCATCCCACATTGGTGGCGTTCATGTCCGCCTACTACGAGTGGCTTGGACTACGCAGGGACGAGGGGAAGATCGTCTATCCGATGGATCTCGGGGACATCTCCGACATTGACAATACCCTCGACCAGTTCATAGAGCGGTTCAAGGGTGAGTATCTCCTCGGATTCCCCGAGTCCCTTGCGGTCGATCCCGTCAGCGGGAATCCCGTCGATCCGAGGAGGCTTATCAAGAACATCAGGCAGTTCTACTTGTCTAAGGGAACGGCGAAGTCCTACGAGTTCCTCTTTAGGATTCTCTACGACACCTCTGTGGAGTTCTACTACCCGAAGAAGGACATACTGAGGCTTTCTAGCGGAAAGTGGACGCAGAACAACCACATCAGGTTGTCCAACTCACTTGGCGACAGGATCTACAGGGCTGCGGGTAACACGGTCGTGCAGAAGAACGCCCTAGGCAGCGTGGTGGCTGCGACTAGGTGTGTCGAGGTCAGCGTGTACCAGGTTGGCAACTTCGATGTCGCTGAACTACTCATCTCGGGAAGGAACGGGACATTCCAAGCAGGAAGCCTCGGCATTGAGTTCACGGATGGGGAGGAGCAGTTCCGTGAGGTCAAGGTCTACAGCGTTATCTCTTCGGTCTCCATCTCCAACGGAGGCTCGGACTACCAAGTGGGAGAGAAGATCACATTCGTCCCCGCAGGAGGCGACAGCGGACAGCGGGGAACGGGAACCGTCACGGAGATAGACAGCCTCGGGGGCATCCGAAAGATCAACATTGATGACTTCGGGATCAACTACAACTCCCCTCCGACCATCTCGGTGGCGACAACCAAGGGAGTCGGGTTTTCGGGCAGCGTATCGGTGGGAGCCTTGGCGCAGTCTGCGGGCTTCTATTCCAATAACGATGGTCGGTTGAGTACCAATAAGGTTCTTCAGGATAACCACTTCTATCAGAATTGGTCTTATGTCTTGAAGAGTGAGGTCGTCATCGACCGATACCGTGAGGTGGTTCGGCGGCTTATCCATCCCGTAGGCACGGCGATGTTCGGCTCGGTTCTCGTGAAGCGATGCTCGAAGGACGATCTTGCGAACGCATCGGCGGTCGTGGCTTACAAGACTCCGATTATCGGACACTACGCTCCATACACATTCAAAACTTTTGACGATCTGTCCGCATGGTTTCTGACGGGATTGACGGAGGGAGGCTTTACGGCTGCGGGTTATAGTCCGACAGAACACGATCCTTTGATTCAGGCGGCGGGTAACGGATTTGCGGTCGTAGGCAATCCGATAACAAATGGAATTCCTTTCGGTGCCACAGACGGAGGACTCCTCGGATTGACGGGGTTTCAGAATGCCGATCCTTTTTGGATTGTCTACGAGCATCCGAACAAGAGGGTGGCGGGGCAGGTTCATGTTGCTAGGTTCTGGGCTGGACAGGAAGGGGACGCTTCCGCATGGCACGAGTGGTCGGCTGCGGTCAGCGAGGATAGGAGGACGGAGATAGCGAGTGCGCTCGCCGCCCTTGGATCGGCGGAGAGTGGGGGAGTCACGGGCTGCTGTAGGGGTTCGTACTACACGGATCCCTACGACCACGCCTATACCCTGCTGAAGTATGACGAGAACTCCGAGTTCCGAAAGATAACCACCCGTGCCTTCCTCACGATGAAGACGGGTCGTGGTGACTTTGATTGTAGGAGGGAGGAGATTGCATCCCCACTCACTCCCAGTTTTCAGGTCATCTACCCCCTGTCGGGATCAATTGCAAAAAATCCAGTTGTTCCTGCGGAGGCATCTCCCGCCGACTACGACTTCTTCAAAAATATTGTAGTCAACTTCAACATTCTGAACGGGGATAACCTGACGCTTTCGGAGTTCAACGCAGTCAAGATCAGGGCAACGCTCGATAACAGGAAGGTCGTGGAGACGAATATCAATTCGAGGAAACTCTCCTTCTCAAACATAGAGAACGGAAGACACACCCTCAAGTTGGAGATGATCGATGGTGACGACAGGCTCGTGTCGGGGACGAGGGAGATAGTCGTATTCGGGTATGAGTTCTCCCCTACTTCGTCCGCCGTGGTGTCCAAGGAAACTCTCTAAATAGGAAGCGATGGCTGGATCCTGTGACCCATTTCGTCAGGCGCACAAGCGGACGGCGGCTGATGCCCTCTTCTCGCTCTATAGCGATACCGACGACAAGAACATCTTCCTTTCGATAGGAAAGGCTACCCCATGGAGCGGATTGGGTACGGACGAGAATCCACCCGCAAGCGTGGATAGCGTCACCAACGACACGGAATTCTGGCGATCCGTGTTCGCCCACAAGAGGGTGGACCGCTCGGATGTCTTTTTGGTGGTTCGCCGCTACGACTGGACACCTTCGGTGGTCTACACGGCGTACAGGGATGACACCGATCTGTTCGACGACTTCAGCCCCGCCCCCTTCTATGTCCTCGTTGACGAGGAGCGGGTTTACAAGTGCATTGACAATAACAACGGGGGTCGATCCCTCGTGGCACCGACCCACATCGACAGCCTGATCCGCAAGTTGTCGGA